GCTTTTGTTTCTACGTCATCATTGAAGACAATGTACCTAGCCTTGTAAGGAACAAACTTACATTTAGCAGTAGGATGTATTTTCTGCACAAGTGCCTTTCTTGATTCGTTATCCTCTTCCTCATCTATTTTCCTTATTCTGAAATAGACACCCATCATGGAAGCGCAAAATATATTGGCTATTTGAACCAGAAAGCGGATTCCGAAAAGTAGTAAAATGTTTATCAAAGCTACTCTTCCAGTATCCGTTTTCACGTCTGATTGTTTGAATAGATTTTTTAGATCCTCTACAATTTTCTTCCTTTCCATTGTAGAGATCGCTGTACGTGTCTTTTGCTTCTGTTTATCGAATATGGCTCTATCTTCTTTTAAAGTCTCATATTCTTCTTTTAATATTTCTGCTAGTTCTTCCTTCTGGCTTATTTGAGCCAAACTTTCCAGGGTGGGATTAACCGCTTGCATACCAGCCGCAAAAATAATAGCAGAAAAAACACCTATCATAATAAACTTCTGAACGGCATGAAATACCTTTGATTTCCCTATCTTAATTACTGCTAGCACCAGTACAAACAGTTCCAGCAAAGCCGCTAAATACAATGGTTGCCAAGCACCTTGTTCATAGAAATGTACATAATACCTAGCAGACTCCGTTATCATAAAAAATGAAGCAAAGGCAATGATAATAGATAAGATGCCGACAAATATAGATTTCTTCCAATTTATTTTTTTTAAAAAGTTCATGTTACTCTCCTCTTTATATTTATATTTTTTTATAAATAAAGATAGATGAAATATAAATTTGTGGGGGTATATCTCATGGTAGCAACTAGTGATAGATTTACAGAAAACAATCCTCTATCGGATTCAAATATGGCTATAATTGTCACGTCATTTGACGGACACATGATGTTTTTAAAAAATACCTTATTAGGGTATAAGTCTTCTGGTAAATACGTAATATGCTCATTTGACAGGCATCATGCAACTATTCCAGAGGACACTTTTAAGATTCCTCACTCATGGACATTTAAACATAAAACCTACGGAGCAGAGAAGAGAAACGGCTGGTTATGGGATATCGTTTACGGTGCTGGAGTAATTAATCTTTTTGAAAATTTTGAGTATGTCTTCACGGTAAACGGAGATTGTGTATGGGATAAACCGCAAGGAGTGGAAGACGTTATCAAATTACTAGGAGACAATGATATAATGTCTTCAAGTTCTAACGGAATAATTCATACGTGTAGTGTTATCTGGAAACGACCAACCTTTTTAGGCTTTGTATCTTATATAAGAAAGATGCTAAAGAAAAACACACCAAAGTCTCACTCACCAGAAGTACTTCTTAGAGATTGGTCTATAAATAACAAGATAAAAGTTAAGGTTCCTCCAGTTCAAGCTAGGTATCCAAAAGGACATCTACACGCTGGAGCGATAGACCATTATAGCTCTTATCACCAAGACAGCACATGGAAAAGACTTTTAGGATATAGGAATTTAGGTGGAGAACACAAGTGGTCATGTCTTGAACATCTTGAACCAGTTCCGAAAAGATATTTCGATTTAAGGGAAAACGGAAAGTATTTGAGCAAGCATGAAAAAGACACACTCCTAAATTTCTATCTTACACAAGATAGAAGGTGGCTCTACATGTACTGGGATCAAGGAGAAGATTCTTGGTACAATAGAAAGTATCATCCTCTTGAGCACTACGGAAATAAACCTTTACATGATGACTCAAGAAGGAAAGAACTTGGGCCAGATTCAGAAAGAAAGGGATTGTTTGACAGGTTCAATTTGGACTTTGTTAACAAGGAGGACTAATGAAATACAAATTAGATTTATTGAAAGATGAGTATGATGAAAGGGATTACATGTTAGAGGATTCAATATGTCCTAAGTGTGGATATCCTATGGGGTCTGATTTACATGAATTAGAATGTGAAGACAAAGTTAGAGTAACAAGTGCTGATGTTAATGTAGTAGATTGGACTCCGTATATGAGTCCTGTGAAGGATCAAGGTGGACTTGGATCTTGTGTAGGCTTTGCTGTAGCGGCAATGAAAGAATTTCAAGAACAGAAAGAACACTATGAAGAAGTAATGAACGGAAAGAAGTACAGAAGGGAACAGGATCATTATGACTTATCGGAAGCATGGGTTTACTGGAACTCAAAGAAGATAGATCCTTGGCCCGACTCAGAAGGAACAAGTATCAGATGTGCAATGAGAGTGCTTCATAAGATAGGAATTCCATGTGAAGCTGGATGGGAGTATGACGATAGATTTAAAGGAGAACCTAAGTCATGGGCGCATCTTGTAGCCAAATGGGGTCTAATTGATTCTTACTGGAGAGTAAATGGATTAGATGACTTGAAACTTGCTTTGAATGATCAACCAGTAGTAATCGGAGTGGCTTGTTTCCGAGAAATATTTAGCCCTGTTAACGGAGTAGTTTCTTATCCAGCTAATCCAAATGAATTACTAGGTGGTCATGCTATTTGTATAGTTGGATATAATGACGATAAACAACTAGTCAAGTTTAAAAATAGCTGGAGCACTTACTGGGGAGAAGAGGGATATGGGTATCTCCCTTATGAATATATTAACGATTTTATGTGGGATGCTTGGGTTGCCAAGGATCTTAGAGTAACAAGAAAAATTCTACAAGAAAGAGCAGGAGATGATTTAATATGAGCCAATTTACTACACCTTGCAGAGTGGAAGTAATTGGAAAAAATCTATTTAAAATAATAGAGCCGTTTGAATATCACGTAGGAACGTATCCATCGGAAGAAATAATATCAGTACCAGTAAATTTTATAACTGATTTTGCATCTGTACCAAGAATTTTTTGGCCCATTATTTCTCCAATAGACGAACATGCTAAAGCGGCAGTAATACATGATTGGATGTATAAATACAACTATGCCAAAAAATCAAGATGTGAAGAGATATTTAATGAAGCCATGAAAGTACTAGATGTTCCAGATTGGAAGAGAATCTGCATTTACTGGAGTGTCTATACTTTTGGATGGTACACATGGATACGATATAGGAGGATGTATGATTACAAGAGAATATGTGTCTAAGTTAAATGAGGGGCCAGAAAAGGATTATGCGAGATATGTACTAAAAGGATATATGGACAATGATAAATGGGCTACTAAAGCATTGAAAAATGTAGGAGTGCTTTTGACTAGTCATCCAAGTAACAGACCATTTTTAAAGGCTTCTGTAGAGACTCATAAAAAATTGGGATTCTGGTTAACGGTAGTCTATGATAACTACTGGAATCCAGAACATAAAGATATCACTTACGATAAGTACATGCCAAGAAGAGAAGTATTCGATGAAATTGATACCTTTCTAATTTCTCACCATCAAACTTGGGGAGGAGTTTTATATCCCTATTTCTGGTGTCTGTCATTGGGTCTACAAACAATGGGAGGATTTGAGTATGTCTTTTGCTCTAACGGAGATTGTATCTTGGAGAAGCCAGAGGGATTTCCTAAGATCATGGAAATGCTAGGAGATGCTGATATCATGGGGTGTGGATGGGAGAACAATAACGGAAGAGAACTTTTCAATACTACTTCATGGATTGCAAAGACTAAAGCCGCTCAAGCAATGATGAAGCATTTTCAAGATCATTTAATTCCTATAGACAATTATGAAAAATACGGAGAACGATTTGGGAATACTGAATCAAGATTTGCTATAGCAATTAAAGAGTTGGGATTGAAAGTAGTAAAAGTTCCTAAAAATCCTCCAAGTACTCAGGTGCATAAGCCTGGGGGTACGTGGAATGAGATCTTAGGATTCAGGCATATACACGGTGAATGGAACTATGCTCATCGGTATAAAGACATTCCTCCTCCAGCAAAATACATAGATCCTACTTACTGGAAGAAGAAAAGAGAACTTGTAGAAAACTACTATAAGACTAAAGATAAGAAATTTTTGAATCAATGGTATAAAACTAGATAAAATATTATAAATATAAAAGAATAGGAATACTTATATAAAGGAGGGGAGAAGATGACAGGCATAGAAGTTACTTATGTAAATGCTACTACATTTACTATAGATGGAAACTTAACAGATATCTTTGTCGCTGGCAAAAATATAAAGGCAGATTGCGGAGCAGATGGATTTAAATTCGGCAAGGTTGCATCCAGTTCATGGGCTAGTAATACTACTACTGTAATTCTAACTACGGAATCAGATGATTTGACTAGTAATTTAGACCAAGTATGGTATGAAGCTGAACCACATATGGATGATGGTAGACCTATAGTTAGAGCGGATACACGTCCTATAGATACCGAGACATATTTCACTATGGCTGGTGATGGTGTTGGAATCGGTGACGGAAAACATCTTGAATGGGATTTCACAAATGACGATGACTTATATGATGGGCCAGAAGTTCCTAGTGGAATGAAATGCAAAAAAATAGAACTTACCTTTCATTGTCCAGTATATTTGAAAGATGGTACGATTTACTTCTTCAATGCTCTATTTGGGTCTTATATTGATATGGATGTAGTGGTTCCATCTGGAGCTTACTACCCAAATCCTGCTGGCTCCATTCCAGCGGCTAATTTGGGTCTATCGGGAAACAAGATGTATGCTCAAGCAAACGGAGATGTAGTATATCAAAGATACGTAAACAAACATCATATGAAAGAAGATTGTCCAATGGGAGATGAGCTAAATGCAGAAGGAGCGGCAATTAGTCCAATCCCTCCAGGGTGGAAAATAAGAGGACTTATTATTGTTCCAGAAGATGACACTTCAAGCAAAGGATATGGATCTCTTGAAATGTATAGATGTCACACGGTTTTACTACCTGGAGAGACTCTAGAAACTATTCATTAAGAGGTAACACACAATGACTTGGAAAGGATACGAACAAGACAAATGGAGTGGTAAGACATCAGATAAAAAATGGTTTCCTCATACAGTTGATAGAAACGATATACAAAAAATAGAAGACACTCTTAACAATGAGAGTACTCTTGTGTACTTTGAATTCAATGATATCAACGGTAAAATAAACAGGATTAGGAATTTAGGAAAAGCAACAAAAAAATATATAACAGTAAAAATAAGACACGAACAATCACTAGCTCCTAATTGGGTAAGAGTATATTACATTACTCCAGACAAAGATGGTGTTGACAAGTCTACAATAGATTTCTTTGTAAATGTTAAAGATTTCTATCTAGTAAAAGATAAAGGAAAATGGATATTGGATAGTAGAACTTCTATTAATATTACAGAAGATACCATTGAATAAAAAATGGCTATAAGTATATTAAATCAAACAGTTATCACTAGAAGCGCACCTCTAAGTACTACTGAGACATATTCACATACTGTTAGTGCAGGAAGTGACACTTTACTTCTTGTTCAAATAACAGGGCAACCAGAAGAAACTGGTGTTACTTTTAGTTTAGTATGGGATGCCGCAGGAGCAAATGAAGCTCTTACGGAAATAGGTTCTGGTTTCCAAGATGAAAATGATGCTTTAGCTCATTCCTTTTATCTAGTTAATCCAACCCCAGGTAATTCGTTAATTACCGTAACCATGAATACCACATGGAGTACTCCTGCTACTATAAGCGTAATTGCTTATACGTTAGAGGGTGTGGATCAGTCAAGTCCAATAAGAGATTCTGATGGAGATGCAGGAGATGACGATACCTTTTCTGGTACGGTAACTACCGTTTCTGGTGACTTTCTTGCTGTTGCCACTATTCAAGAAAACACAGCTACTACTTTTACTTTAGATGACTCTACATTTACAGTTACCTATCTTCAAGATCAAGTTGAAATTGGGATAGATGCTACATATTCTTCTGGTTATGGTACGGCAGATACCACTAGTGAAACAGGTACAGTTACTTCATCTGATACAGATCATACAGCTATATTTGTAGTTGCAGTTGCTCCTGCCGCTTCTAGTAGTTCATCCTCAAGCTCAAGCTCCGTAAGCTCTTCGTCAAGTTCAAGCTCAAGCTCCAGTTCTCTAAGCTCCAGTTCTCTAAGCTCTTCGTCAAGCTCCGCAACTCCAGCAACTAAAGTATGGGGTCAACAAACAGGAACAGAAGAAGATCATCAAAATACGTTTACAGGAAATTGGACTACTAGCGGAGGATGGTTTCCTTCTGGAAGCGGAGATACAGAGACTTTACAAACTTCGGCAGGATGCCTACAAGTCTCCATTTGCCAAGATTGGTACTTAGGAGCATTTGAAGCAATAATTTTTGTAGACAAATATCGTACAGGTAGCGGCCCTGCTCCGATAATTTACTATAAGACAGCCGCTCAAAGAACAGGTTTATCATCTGCAACATGGACTCTTTATAACGGAGTAAGTTTTACTAGTTTGGGATGGGTAAGATTAAAAATCATACATGCATAAGGAATAAGTAATGCCAGTTTCACAAGCTACAGCTACAGCAAGTACTACTACAACATCTGCAACATATGGATTGTTGTCTGGTATGACTCTGACTCCAGGTGCAGGAAACTACATCCTTTCATTTGATGCATCTGCTCAATGTAGTGATGAATCCAGAGTATTCTTTCAAGTATTTGTTAATGGTGTGGCTGTAGGACATACCCAAAGAGTCTTCTTTATGGAAGGTTCTATTGTCAATAGACAAACTAGTGTAAAGATTTATGCTTACCTTCCAAATGTTGGTGCTGGACAAGCAGTAGAAATTAGATGGTATAGGGATACCGCTGGAACGGCTACTTGTTATGATAGAACATTAGTTTTACAAAAAGTTAATGCATCTGATATCAGTCAAGCAACCGCAACCGCTCTGACAAATACTACCAGCACTACAAACGTACAGATGAACAGCATGACTCTGACTCCAGGGGTTGCTGGTAATTACATAATTTACTTCTCCTCATCCATATACGGAACATCGGAAGCAGATAATTATCTTTCTGTTTATATCAACGGAGTACAGGTTACTCATAGTATAAGAAGAAATTTTCAAGATGCTTCTACTCCTAATACTGAATATATTTTCGGTCTTGTCATTGGTGCATCCGTTGGGGCTAGTGATACAATAGAAATCCGCTGGAGAACTTCTTCTGGTGACACGGCATATGCACGTAGCAGAACTTTAATAGCTCAAAGAATAACTAGTTATAATCAAGTAACTGGCACATCCACGCTTCAAACTACTTCTGCTACCTATGGCTTAATGGGGTCAATGGCAATCACTCCTGCCGCTGGAAGCTACATTGCGTTCTTTACTACAAGTGTATATCTAAGTACATCAACCAATTCAGAGATACGGTATACCTTATATAGTGCAGGAGCGCAAATTGCTCATACGGCACGTATATCTGAATATGATTCTTCATATGACCAGATAACTCCTCTTCCAGCCGCTACTCATGCGTATATAACAGGTCTTACTGGATCACAGCAAGTTGATGTTAGATGGAATAGGGAAACTGGTACTGCAAATGTGATTAACCGTACATTTGTTCTTGTTCCAGCGGAAGTAAGCTCTTCTTCAAGTTCTACTTCTTCGTCAAGTTCAAGCTTTAGTGGTTCAAGCTCATCTTCGTCAAGCTCCAGTTCTCTAAGCTCTTCGTCAAGTAGCTCATCTTCATCGTCCAGTTCGTCAAGCAGTTCCTCTTCGTCATCGTCAAGTTCCTCTTCGTCATCGTCAAGTTCCTCATCCTCAAGCTCTTCGTCAAGCTCTACAAGCTCTTCTTCAACTTCTTCTTCTTCTGCTTCAAAGGCTACGGTAACATGGGGTCACGATACAGGAGTAGAGGAAGATGTTGCCAGAGATTTTTCTGGAAACTGGGAACTATCTAACGTCACAGTAAGCGGTTCGGGTGATTCTGAAACATTAACCTTCTGGTGTCCTACAGCTACAGCTATTTCAGAGGAATGGCTTTTAGGAGCAATGTCTTCTGCTCAAATCGTTTTAGACAAATATGATGCCTTGGCAGAGGGGCCAGCAATCGGAGTAGAATATAAAACTTCTACAACAAAAATAGGATTAGGTAGTATAGGGTGGACTCCGTATAACGGAAATGAGTTTACTAGTTTAGGATGGGTGCAGATAAGAATTTTCAAAGGTCTTGACGTACATGCGGAAGCAGGAATACTGGGAAGTACTGCTACTGACTCTGTATCCGCTTCCATTTCAATACCTCCATCTGGTTACTATGCTGAACCTTGTGGATGTCCTTTAAATAGAGTAGTTGTGGCTGGTGTGTCATGGGAAGATGCATCCACAGGAAGTTATGTTGCTTCGTGTCAATTTAACGGCATAGACATGACTTTAATATCTGGTGCGGAAGCAGTAGCTCCTAATAGCAGAATAAGCAATATTCAGCTTTATGCAATTTATGAAAACCAGTTACCATCTGTAGGTGGAGAGTATACTATAACCGCTCAGATTTCTGGAGCTAATGAACCAGATGTTCAACCATACTTAACTGCCGTAGTTCTACAGGATATTAAACAAAGAATACCAGAAGTAAGTAAAACGATAGAAATACAAAGAGCGGCTGGTTTACAAACATTTTCTCATTCTGTACCAGTAAGTGCTGGTGACTCATTTAGTCATATAATTCTACATCATTTGATCAATAGTGAAGGAATTGGAGATTCCCCACCTAGTGGTGGTGTGTATTTATCTCATAGTAATAGTCAAATTGAAGTATTTAATGAAGCTAATGATAACAGTACAGTAGGATTAACTTATAAAACAGTTCCATCTGGTGGTGGCACATATACATGGAGTCATACTTTAAGTAGTGGTGTAATAATTCAAAGACATATGATTTTCGCAAGTCTATGGGATAGGGAACCATGCTTAAATCCCACTACTATAGATGACGTTACTCTGACAAGCTCATCTTCGTCAAGCTCAAGTGAATCATCTTCGTCAAGTTCTTCGTCAAGCTCCAGTTCTCTAAGCTCTTCAAGCTCTTCTCTTTCATCTTCATGTCCTCCTACTATTATAGAAGATATAGGTCTGCAATCCTCATCCTCAAGCTCCAGTTCATCTAGTCAATCGTCTTCGTCAAGTTCGTCTTCGTCATCTAGTAGTTCGTCAAGTTCAAGCAGTTCGTCTTCGTCCAGTTCGTCCTCTTCAAGCTCAAGCTCCAGTTCCAGCGAATCTTCGTCCAGTTCGTCCTCAAGTTCTTCTTCTTCGTCCAGTTCCAGTTCGTCCAGTTCGTCCTCAAGTTCTTCTTCTTCGTCCAGTTCCAGTTCGTCCAGTTCGTCAAGTTCATCCTCATCGTCAAGCAGTTCAAGCTATAGCTCATCCTCATCGTCAAGTTCTTCTTCGTCCAGTTCCAGTTCGTCCAGTTCGTCCTCATCGTCAAGTAGCTCTTCTTCGTCATCTAGTAGTTCGTCTTCGTCTTCGTCAAGTTCAAGCGAGTCATCTTCAAGTGCTGTTCCGTTTGGTTGTCCTGTAGATGTTACAATGAACACATGTACAATAAGCGGAGGAGATCACATTTCTCTATGCAATTGTTTTGATGACGATGTGTTATGTATTAATGAATGTACTGGTGCTCCAGGTTTTGATGCTGATTTTACTTTTGAAGGATTGAATCCTTCTTTTCAATATACAGTTACTATAAGATTTAGATATAATCCTGCCAATCCTGCTCATATTATAAAATTAAGAATATATAACTACAATACTCTTTCTTATGATAACGTAACGGCAGATTCTACAGATTTCCCACAAAATGCTAACTACCAGACTAAGGTATTTAACTTACCTAGTACAATGACTAATTACGTTAGTGGTGGTGTGGCTGTACTTAAAACCATACATACGTCACCTGGAAATACACTTCACAAATTTTGTATAGACTGTATGAATTTAGCTGTAGGGTCATCTTCGTCAAGTTCATCCTCATCGTCACTTAGCTCTTCGTCAAGTTCCAGTAGCTCTTCATCCTCAAGTAGTTCGTCCTCAAGCTCTAGCAGTTCGTCAAGTAGCTCAAGCAGTTCGTCCTCAAGTTCTAGTAGTTCGTCCTCATCGTCAAGTAGCTCCAGTAGCTCATCTTCATTTTCTAGTAGCTCATCCTCAAGTTCAAGTAGTTCGTCTTCGTCATCCTCAAGTTCAAGTAGCTCCAGTAGCTCATCCTCAAGTTCAAGTAGCTCCAGTAGCTCATCCTCATTTTCTAGTAGTTCGTCTTCGTCTTCATCGTCAAGTAGCTCATCCTCAAGTTCAAGTAGCTCATCCTCATCCTCAAGTTCTTCTTCATTTTCTAGCAGTTCGTCCAGTTCGTCAAGTAGCTCATCGTCAAGTTCAAGTAGCTCATCGTCAAGTTCAAGTAGCTCATCGTCAAGTTCTAGTAGTTCATCCTCAAGCTCAAGCTCATCCAGTTCCAGCGAATCTTCGTCAAGTAGCTCAAGTAGCTCATCGTCAAGTTCTAGTAGTTCGTCAAGCTCAAGCTCCAGCGAATCTTCATCCAGTTCCAGCGAATCATCGTCAAGTAGCTCAAGTAGCTCATCGTCAAGTTCTAGTAGTTCGTCAAGTTCAAGCTCCAGCGAATCTTCGTCAAGTAGCTCAAGTAGCTCATCGTCAAGTTCAAGTAGTTCGTCAAGTTCAAGCTCCAGCGAATCTTCGTCAAGTAGCTCTTCATCGTCAAGTAGCTCATCGTCAAGTTCCAGTAGCTCATCGTCAAGTTCCAGTAGTTCGTCTTCGTCATCGGAAAGTTCAAGTAGCTCTTCATCGTCAAGTAGCTCTTCCTCAAGTTCTAGTAGTTCGTCCTCAAGTTCAAGTAGCTCATCGTCAAGTTCCAGTAGTTCGTCTTCGTCATCGTCAAGTTCCAGTAGTTCGTCTTCGTCATCGGAAAGTTCAAGTAGCTCTTCATCGTCAAGCAGTTCGTCCTCAAGTTCTAGTAGTTCGTCTTCGTCAAGCTCCAGCTTTAGTAGTTCGTCAAGTTCAAGTAGCTCATCTGAAAGTTCAAGTAGCTCAAGTAGTTCGTCTTCGTCATCCTCAAGCTCAAGTAGTTCGTCTTCATCGTCAAGCAGTTCAAGTAGCTCATCGTCAAGTTCAAGTAGCTCAAGCAGTTCAAGTTCTTCCTCTGAAAGTTCAAGTAGTTCGTCTTCGTCATCGTCAAGTTCCAGTAGTTCGTCTTCGTCATCGTCAAGTTCAAGTAGCTCATCGTCAAGCTCTAGTAGTTCATCTTCGTCAAGCTCCAGCTTTAGTAGTTCGTCAAGCTCTTCATCAGAATCATCTTCCTCAAGTAGCTCCAGCGAATCAAGTAGCTCATCCTCAAGTTCAAGCAGTTCGTCCTCAAGTTCTAGCAGTTCGTCTTCGTCAAGCTCCAGTAAATCAAGTTCAAGTAGCTCAAGTAGCTCATCTGAAAGTTCATCTTCGTCAAGCAGTTCGTTCTCTTCGTCAAGTAGCTCAAGTAGCTCATCCAGTTCGTCAAGCAGTTCGTCCTCAAGCTCCAGCGAATCAAGTAGTTCAAGCAGTTCGTCCTCAAGTTCTAGTAGTTCCTCCTCATCTTCTTTTAGCTCATCCTCATCCAGTTCATCAAGCAGTTCGTCCTCAAGTTCTAGTAGTTCGTCAAGCTCAAGCTCCAGTAAATCAAGTTCAAGTAGCTCCAGTAGCTCATCTGAAAGTTCATCTTCGTCAAGTAGCTCATCCAGTTCGTCAAGCAGTTCGTCCTCAAGTTCTAGTAGTTCGTCTTCGTCAAGCTCTTCAAGTAGCTCATCCTCAAGTTCAAGTAGCTCATCCTCAAGTTCAAGTAGTTCGTCTTCGTCAAGCTCCAGTTCTCTAAGCTCTTCAAGCTCTAGTAGTTCATCCAGCGAATCATCTTCGTCAAGCAGTTCGTCCTCAAGTTCTAGTAGTTCGTCTTCGTCAAGCAGTTCATCCTCATCCAGTTCTTCCTCATCTGAATCATCTTCAAGCTCAAGCGAATCAAGCTCAAGCTCCAGTATTAGTTCATCTTCAATTTCTTCTTCCTCATCATCAGTTAGCTCATCGTCAGTTAGCTCATCGTCATCTAGTAAATCTTCGTCAAGTGAATCTTCGTCAAGTTCGTCAAGTTCGTCTAGCGAATCAAGTTCTAGCAGTTCCAGTTCTGTTAGCTCAAGCAGTTCGTCACGGTCATCTTCGTCAAGCTCAAGTTCGTCAAGCTTTAGCAGTTCGTCAAGCTCAAGTTCGTCAAGCGTAAGCAGTTCTTCTTCTTCGTCCAGCGAATCAAGTTCAAGCAGTTCAAGTTCTTCCTCTGAAAGTTCATCCTCTTCATCAAGCTCCAGTTCGTCAAGCAGTTCTGAATCATCCTCTTCAAGCTCAAGTTCGTCAAGCAGTTCGTCCTCATCCAGTTCTTCCTCAAGTTCGTCAAGCAGTTCCAGCGTGAGCAGTTCCAGTAGTTCTGTATCTTCGTCAAGTTCCAGCGTGAGTTCTTCTTCAAGTAGTTCCTCATCTGTGAGTTCTTCTTCGTCAAGTGAAAGTTCATCTTCGTCTTCGTCCAGTTCGTCTTCGTCTTCGTCAAGCTCCAGTTCCGTAAGTTCCTCATCCAGTTCATCTTCGTCAAGTAGCTCATCGTCCTCAAGCTCAAGTTCTTCAAGTTCAAGTTCCTCAAGTAGTTCGGTTAGCTCATCTTCAAGCTCTGTATCATCTTCTTCTTCGTCATTTAGTTCATCCTCATTTAGCTTTAGTTCTTCAAGCTCCAGCTTGTCTTCAAGCTCTTCGTCTAAGTCATCGTCTTCCTCATCATTTAGAGAAGAAGGAGGAGGAGGATATCCTGTATATCCTGTAGCACCAAGAAGACCAGAATTTATTTGGTTCGATATTTCTTCCTCTTCGTCAAGTAGCTCTTCGTCAATATCCAGTAGCTATAGCAGTAGTTCATGGTCATCAACCTCAAGCTCTTCAAGTGTGAGCAGTTCTTCAAGCTCAAGTGCTATCAAAGTTACTGTACAGATACCAAAGAAATTTAATAAACAAATGATAATAAAGGTAACGGAGCCTAAGAGGAAGAAACCAAAGAAAGAAATTAGAATCAATGTTACCTTGAAAGAAGAAGTAAAAGAAGATTTGATTAAAGCCATACCAGCAAAGGAGAAAACAAAACAAGCGATTGGAATAGATATAAAAACGATCAAATCTAGTTAAAATTTTATAAATATTAATGAAAGCTTATACATTTTAGGAGAAGTAATTATGAATATCAAAATAAATGAACCTAAAACATTAGAATTTAACGTAGATACAAAAGGATGTAAAGAAGAGGATCTTAAAGGATATTTAAGATTTGTCTTTGAAGATGTAGAGTATGGATTTCCTGCTACTTTTAAATCTGGCACTATTAGAGTAAAAGTTCCAGCTTTCCAAACTCTTTTAAGTAATCGTCTTACAGAATCTATTTCTAATCACAAAGAAGTTACTGTAAATGCTCGACTAGACATTGTGGCTAACAATGAAGCTTTCGTGACTCCTTGGGAAAATGAAATAGACATTGAGGTTCCTGTAGACATTCAAGTTAAAGAAGAGAAGAAGTCTGTTATCACAGAGAAGAAAAAAATGAATGTCAACGATCCTAAGTTATTTGAAGCATTTGACGATGCCGTTAAAACCAGCAAGTTTAAAGATGCATTGGAAAAGGACATCAAACCAGAAGTGAAAGTGGATGAACCTAAAGAAGAAGACGTAGATGAGATGTGTGGAGCGGATCATAAGAAGAAGAAAAAGAAAGTTAAAGAAGATCCAGATCCAGTTCCAGTCAAATCTAGGTTAGCTCAATCACTAGCTGAAATTTACGTTAAGGAGAAATAATTATGCCAGTCAAACCAGAGAAAGGACAAAAGAGATGGCAGTATATGGATAAGTGTATGCATGAGATCACTCATAAATCAAAAAAAGAAAGATCACATGAACAAAGACTAGCCATTTGTTTAGGACAATGGGCTGAATTCTCTAACGAAGATGCCATATTGAATAAATTTGATTTACTTCTAATTGGAGAAGAGATGAAATGTCCAGAAGGACAAAAATACTGACCAGTTAAAGGTGAATGTGTACCAGTTGGTACAGGAAGAAAAATCAGACAAAGACAAAGACAAGGCAATGGAAAGGGAATGGGAGAATGACTCTAATTGATAAAATAGACAGATTACTAGTAGAACGCTATAGTGGGCCTACCGTTACTGTTACATGGGAGTTATGTGATCCTAAAGACTGGGATGGAGACACATGTACAGAAGTAGACATTAATCTTGGATTCTATCACACACCAGAAGAAAAAGAAATGGGATATATAAGAGTTCCAGAAACCTTTGAATTAGAAACAGTAGAGTTCGCTGAAAATATTACATACATGGGAAAGAAATATCGCTATGGACAAGCATTTCCAAAGCAATTAAGAAAACATGTCATGCAGTTTAGAGATCCTGTAGGACGTGCTGGATTCAAAAAAGGAAACTGGGAGTCATTTGTTAATAGGCAATTGTATGAAAAACTTGGTGTAGAACATAGATACATAGCGTAAATAGTTTGTTTACATTTACTTCCGAGTGGGGTATAATATGGACATCATTAATAAAATAGATAAACTACTAGGAGATCAAACTTCTGGAGCCACCACTACAGGTAACGTAGCAACTAACCTAGCTAAAGGACATGTAGATGTTATAGGTGGTGTACGTAGAGGAGTGAGTAGTATAGGTTATCAATGTCCGAAAGGTCAAGTATGGGATAAGACTACAAGGAAATGTGTTCCTTCAAAGAATGAGTCAAGTGTTGTGGGAGGATCATATATAGCTGGAAGTACAGTTAACATTGTGGGATCTGGACAAACCAGAGTTTGGGGAGACAGGCTCAGATGGATGATTGACCTTGATAGGAAAGAACCAGTAGAAGAAGAAATACCAGATAAAGCAGAACAAAATATTGAGATGAGGAAAGGATTAAAGTTTAACAACATATTAGGAGCCTACGTTCCGCAAGGAGATACGGAGATTGAGCCAAGATATGTTGAAGGAGAAGTATGATGAACTTAGTAGACAAATATTTGAAAGAAGACATGATTATTGAAGCTAGTAAAATGTATAAAAGCTTTGCTGATAGAATAAAAAGAGCCAAATCTGCTAAAGACATAACTAAGGTTTTAGGAGATATCAAAAAAGCCGTTAATACTAAAGATATAGACCAGAAAGAAGCTATAAAATTAGCTGATATGGCAGATGATAGATTGGAGGAAGTATAAATGTCTGATATAGATATTCTAGACAAAATTGAAGTAGAACAGTTAATCCAAGACACAAAAGAATTCATGGAAGATCCAGAGCTTGCAGAAGCCGCTGTTAAAACCGCTGGCTGGACAAAATCTTCTGTAGAAAAATTTGGGAAGACAATCGGAAAAGAACCTGGGAAAAAAGGATTCTTTGATGCATGTGTTATGAAGATGAAGGGAAGGGTAAACGATCCAGAAGGATTTTGTGCAAGTCTTAAAGACAAATACTACGGAAATACGGACTGGAGAGGAAAAGACAAAGAGAAGTGAAGCTAAAGCAATTTCTTAAAGAAGGTCAATGACCGCTTCAAACCATGTACGGTGAAATGCCTACAGGTGGTAGGTTTGGCCCTTATACAGAATATGAATTAGCCGCTCAAAACATGGCAGAAGCGGCACATTGCATACTTGGATCATTGGCTAAGTTAAATAGTAATACTCCTTTTTGGATGGAGAAAGGACACATTAAAGAAGAAATGGGTATTATAGAAAGAGCCATGAAAGAGTATACTAGAGATGTTTATCTTGGACGTGTCTTTAGACCTGAAAATGCTAAGAAAACAATAGAGTCTGTTAAGAAAGCCGCTCCTAGATTAGAAAAAGATGCAATGAGCGCAAGACGTAGAGTAAGTAAAAATCTACCAAAGGAAATACAGGATCTAGCAAAATATGCATATGATTTTTTAGTTCTTTTAGCAAGAAAGCTTTTAGATAGTGTAGAGCAAATAGAAAAAGGAAATATGGTAAACGCTTATAGAAATACTATACTACAAGCTTCTGTTAAAAATCTAAGAAAAATGGTAGATAGGTTTTTGAAGTTATCAGATGAAGGAACAATAGAAGATCCATATGTAAAACCACAACCCAAGCTAAAAGTTAAACGTGTTCCTAAAGGAACCATAGCAAAGATGACAAAGAAACAAAAAGAAGAGCAAAAGAACAGAAGAAAAGAATTAGAAAAAATGGACATAATGGATCTGCTATTCAAAAAGGATATATGAAGAAGAAGTTAAAAATAGACGAAACAATTTGGTCTGCTTATAACTATCCAGATGACGGAAGAGGAATATCAACTGATGACGATAGACCACCAGGGAATATCCTCATAGGCACTAAGTTTAAGCCTACCGACTACTTCAACAAATTGACTACATTTGCTAGAAACTGGGATTACGATGATGGTGAATGGACATGGGATCATTTTGAAATGGCTGGAGGAATGGAGGATTACGATAACTATTCTCAAACACTCCAAGCTATGAAATCATTGTTTCCAGAAGAAACATGGAAAAACATTTGGAAGCGAATGACTCAAGTAGGTGATAAAGAAACCACTAGAGATTTTGCGAAAGCTGGACAACCCCACAGAGATGCGAGTACTCAGTTAGGAAAAGACAAGGAGGATGTAGCTTTACCTCCAAAGGAGATTCAAGCAGAGGACTTGGTAAAGAGAATTGATAAACTCACCTTGTAATAGATGCAAGATGTATTGGGAAGATGTGAAATATTGCCCACATAAAAAAATATTTCTACCCAAAGAAAAATGTAAGGATTTTGAAGTGAAAGAAGAAGATCCAAATAAACATGTTATTAGGAGGTCACTATATGAATAAAAAACAAAGAATAGAAGAGGAATATTACAAAGATCCAGATTTTAATAGAAGAAATTTAGCCAAAGAACTAGATGTAGACGAAGCATATATAAGAAGCATAATTAGACCATTAAAGAAAAACACAATTAGACAAGGACATAAACCTCCAGAGGAATTTAGGGAGTTCAATAGAACATCAGAAAACAGAGCAAAACTTGACCTTCAATCAATTACAATTACTACTTTAGAACAAGCCTTGGAAGTAGCAGAAGTAGATTTGACTCAATGGAAAGTAGACAGGTATCATATTGGTAGCTGGCAAGTAACTATGAAACTCCGTAAAGAGACTGGGGAATATGATAAACAAGGAAGACCGATTTATGTAGATGAGCCTAAAACAGTAACCATGTATAAGATTCAAGTATGGCTAGTCAAACTCCATAACATGGAATGGGTAGAAGCCATTAGAAATCTTATTAAAGAAGTACCAAAGATGAGGACTCCGAAAGTAACACGTCCAGAAATTGAAGATCTTGGAAGATACCTTTTGGAAGTAGCTTTGATGGATGTTCATTTTGGTATGCTGGCATGGGGAAAAGAAACAATGCATGATTACGATATAGACATTGCTGAAAATCTTTTTCTATATGCAGTTGAGGACTTACTAAATAAATCGGCTGGATACAATCCGTCAAGAATTCTATTTCCATTTGGGAATGACTTCTTGCATATTGATGATCCAACAAACTTAACTCCACAAAACCGCAATCCACTTGATACAGATTCACGTCTAATCAAAATCTACACCAGAGCCAAGAAAGCAGTAATTAAAGCTATTGACTACTGTAGACAAGTAGCACCTGTAGATATTGTATGGATTCCAGGCAACCATGATCCGAATGTCTCATATTATCTATGTGACGTTATCTCTGAAATTTTTGCACATGATGAGTACGTAAACGTGGATGTCGGGCCTAAGTGGAGAAAGTTCTATCCTTGGGGAGAATCTTTAATTTGTTTTACTCATGGAGTAGAAGAACCTATCAGAGATCTTCCAAGTATTATAGCTACAGAGCAACCTAAACTTTGGGGAGATTCTAAATACAGAGAAATCCATATTGGACACAAGCATAAGAAACAAGAAATCAGATGGGTCAATGTGGACACTCATGCTGGAACAGTCGTTAGAATGATTCCCAGTATTGCTACAGAGGATTCATGGCACTATAGAAAGGGATACATCAAAGGATATCATGCCGCTGAATCTTACATTTGGGATATGAGCTTTGGAATGATAGGTCAGTTCACTAGTTATATTGATTATGAGGAGATGGTGGATGATTAAAGAGGTAACATTTTTTCTAAATCATAATTTTGCTCCATAGTGTTAAACGTAATTTGCTCAACATCGAAGCCTTCGTTTTCATAGAAGTACTCACGTTCTCTGGCATGTTTTGCTAGATATTTAACGTCATCTACTATATCGAAAACGAAGGCTCCTTTTTCTTTACTCTCATGTTGTCTCAAAGCACGTCCTATGCTCTGGATAACTCTTATCTTTGATTTAAACGGAGCAGTTAATACCAAGTATTTAAGATTGGGTATATTAATTCCTTGCTGGAAAATTCCATATGTAGCAATTAGAGCAATGTTCTTTTCGTGGATCATCTTCTGTCTCCAATCCTCTCTTAGATCAACGTCATCTTTACCAGATAAAAACACAACACTTCTTTTTGTGTAGTTCTCAAGATGGTATCTTAATAAATTTCCTTCCCTATGAAATCCAACTAGAAGTAAAACATTATCGTCTAAGTAATTCACAAGATCCTTTATTAATCCCAGTCTGAATCTATGCTCAAATGTTTCTCTTTTAACGTCATCGTAATACTCTGCTTCCAGTCCTAAGTGATATTCAACATTTAACATTTTCACATTACACTTTGCTATATATCCTTGTTCTCCTAAGAGTCCAGATGGATATTCTCTTAAAACTGGGCCAAGGAAAGCCTTTGTATTAAGCGTTTCCAGTTCATCGAAAGGCATTGTACCAGTAAATCCAAGTCTGTACCTTGCTTTGGATTTTGAGAATATCTTCTTTAGTTCATGGGCTTTTACTTGGTGACACTCATCTCCAATTATAGCGTCATAGTCATCCAGTTTTTTCATATTGTTTTTCAAGGATTGCCATGTAGTAATTACAATTGTTTTAGCCCATTGAACAGGTTTGTTTTTTATCTTGTCATATATCCTGCCGATATACTTCTCCTTGATTCCATATTCCTGCATGTCTGTATAGAACTGCTCAACTAACTGCTTTGAGGGAACTATAATCAAGGCTCTTCTAACTCTTGTGATTGGTCTATTATCAAGTAGTGTCTTTATTATATAGGAGATGACAAGTGATTTTCCAGAAGCGGTAGCACTCCTGATAATTCCTTTGGTGTATCTTAAACAATATTCAATTGCTTCCTTCTGGTAGGGATGTGGGAATAGAGACAGATCATAGTTAATCTCTAACTCTTCTCCCTTGAATAAATTTTTTACTTCGTCATCTACTTCTAGCTGTACGTCTTTGTGTTTCTTGTGCTCTCTCAAATAGTCCAATAGCAGACCATATGGAAATGTACCAGCTTTAGTGATCAGGGATGTTTCACCATTCCAAACTCCAGCTTGATATGTCGGCATCCAATAGTAATCCTTTACCTTATGAGTAAAGGCTTTCTTCATTGCTTTCATATACTCTGGTGAATTGGTATGAATTTTTATTCGTATGTCTTTATATAATTCCAGTCTCGCTTTAGATGCCATGTCTTTCTCTATCCGTATATGTCTTCATTCTCCAGCCTTGCTGTTCAAAGGCTTTGTAGCACATTTCAAAAAATCTAACTCTTATTTTTTGTTTCTTCAATATCTTCTTCATTTGGATTATTTTCTTATCGGCTGGTAGACAGTATTTCTCAATTTCTGGTTTGCTCCATTCTTCATCTTGGTTGAACCTGTAATGTTTATACTGATTCCCTGTTAAAGCTTCCATTTTTCTTTCAAGCTCCTCATATATGTCAAGCTCTTTGTAGTAAAGCTCTTTATATTTTATGACTTGAAAAGTATTATCCTGTAGCTTCTCTTGGATATTAGTCTCATCGAACTTTACCATTTCTTCAATGGGATGTTCTTCTATCAGTCTTTCAAATATTTCTTTTTCACTAGGCATAGACACCACTCCTATTATAAATATTTACATTATCAACATACTAACATAAGTAAAATAAAAAGTAAACTCACAAAATTTAATATGTTTACAATTGAGCCAATTCTGGTATAATACCCACATGGAACGTGTAAATTCTGATTATCTAGAAAAAATTATTGTCAAAGGTATGACAAGTAATAAGGACTTCTTAGTTCTTGTGTCTTCTGTATTTGAAGCCAAGTATTTTGATGATCCTCACATTAGACATACCTTTGATTTCTGTAAGAACTATTTTGGTGAATACAATGAACTTCCCTCTAGAGACTCTATAATAAACTCTTCTGAGGAGGAAGTAGAAGGACTCAGAAACTTAATAGAAGAAGTAGAAACTTTGGAGTTTGATGTAGCGGAGGGATATCAGTTCTTATTGGAACAATCGAATGACTATTTAAAAGAGAAAGCCCTTAAAAGTGCAATCCTTGAATCTGTAGATGAAGTAGAAGATCCAGAAAGACGTAATAGAATACGTGACAGGATAGAAGATGCACTAGTCAAAGATCTAAAAATAAATTTGGGATTACATTATTTTAGACATCTACAAGACAGATTAAGAAGGATCTTTACTGCAAGCGAAAACAGAGTTCCCACCTTTTTCCCAATATTTGATGAGTTCATTAATAACGGCTTTCCTCCTTTTACTCTAAGTATTTTAACTGCAAAAATTCATGGTGGTAAGAGTAACACAATGGCTAATTTTGCCGCAAGACAAGCCATTAACGGCTTAAATCCAGTAGTAATTTCTCTGGAAATGGGTGAGGATGCTTTTGCTCAAAGGTTCGATGGTATCTATTCTTTGATGGATATAAACAGGATGTACCTTTCACGTCCTAACAAACAAAGATTGATAAGCAGACTAAATGAAATTGGAAGAAGAGAAGGAAGAGGAGAAGTATTCATCAAACAGTTTCCTACTGGAGAAGCTTCTGTAATAGATTTCAAGGTATTTTTGCGTGAATTGATAATGAGAGATATTACTCCGCATATACTTTATGTTGACTACATTAACTTAATGAAAACAGCTTACAAGGTTGAGAATAACATGTATTCAGTAGTCAAGAGAATAGCGGAAGAGCTTAGAGCATTGTCATTTGAATTTGAGATCCCTGTAGTATCTGTATCACAGCTAAATAGACAAGGAACATTTGTTAATTTTGAAGCCCTTGACTTTAACTACGTAGCAGAATCTCTAGGTGTTCCTGCTACCGCTGATTTCATGGCTATACTGGGAACAGACGAAGACCAGATGATTTATGAAAATGAAATTCTTTACAAGATAACTAAAAATAGACTTGGAGGAAGAGTGGGGCAATTCGATAAATTTTATCTGGATGCTAAGAGTTTAAAAATGTATGATCGTAGTGAAATGGATGAATGGATTCAGGATGCTGAAATTTCAGGAGATGAAAGAAGATCAGTAGACCACGATAGTAGAGAAGGAAATGATTAATCAATTATTAGGGCTTTCTTTAGGAGCAATAACTGGAGTTATTGGTAAATTTGTGGGAAATTTATCTGGAGAACATCAATTATATTCAGACTACCAAAGAAGAATATTGGATGAAATGGAGGACTATGAACATTCTTCTTCTATGTCTTGGTTTTCGTCTTCTGCTTCTTCAACTACTGATGACATGGAAAGTGAAGCTTTAGGAACTCCTTATTTTGCAAGTATTAAAAAGAGACTTGGGGAAGAAGAAGAGTTTTTCAAAAAGGAAGAATTCGATGTTGAGTAAAAAGCAAATAAGACTTTTGCAATTACTAGATACTCAATTTGTCAATTGCAAAAAATGTACGCTGTATCCTAACGGAATGGCAAAACCTCTATGGAATCCGTTCAATAGATTTGCGATTATAGGAGAAGCCCCTGGTTTCAATGAGGTAAGAGGAGGAGAACCATTTGTAGGAGAAGCAGGAAAGATATTAACTGATAATATACTAAAACTTGGATTTAAAAGGAGCGATTTTTTAATTATCAATTCTGTTAATTGCAGATGTGTTAAAGCTGGAACTAACGCTAATGGAAAACCTACCAGATCTCAGCTACATGCTTGCCAAGACTGGCTCAGAAAATATTTGAAAGTAGTGAATCCAGAGAAGATACTTTGTCTAGGAAACTTTGCTAAGTACTACTTTACAGAAAGTTGGGATGGAATAATGTCTCAAAGAGGAACATTCAGGCAGTATAAGCTTGACGAAACAAGTAGAGACTTTCCTGTTTTATTTACTATTCATCCTGCTTTCCTGATATACCAAGAAGAGAGGATTAAAGAGTTACAAGCAGATCTGGCACTATTCAAGGAGTTCAAAAATACAGTAGAAGAAAATTGGACTTTCAAAGAAGAGGAATTCGCTATATGAGCATAATAGATGATTATAGCAAGTTTGTATTTGCCAAGGGAAGACAGATGGGTAAAACTGAAATGACTAGAATGACTATTCCTCTTATACGAAAAGTGTTCCCTAAACTAATGGCAGAAGAACTGGTTGGTGTACAGCCAATGGAGGGGGTGAATTATGGAAAGATAATAGAAGCATTAAAAATAATAGACCAGACAAATAAATTTATAGAATTTTTTAAAGAAGAAGAATTTACCATAGAATAAGCCGATGGGATGAAGAAATCCATAACGCTTGAGGAGGTATCATGTTTAAAAATTGTTATTATGACACACAAACTTCAACTATCCATCTTTGGGAGCAATTAGAAGGAGAAGATCTAAAAACCGAAATTCCTTGGACACCTTATCTTTTCTTACCTTCCAGAAAATCAGACATCAAAACAATCTACGGAAAACCAGTACACAAGAAAGAATTTGAGAATTACTTTGACTACCATAAATTTCATAAAGCTAACAATGCCAGTCATCTTTATGAAAACAATGTGAAGTTTGAGACTCAGTTTCTTGCAGAAAGATATCATGGGATACCAGACGAAGATATCTATGTTCCAATTTTGAGAACCTACTACATAGATATTGAAGTCTACTCTAAAGACGGAGGATTTCCAGATCATAGAAATCCAAAAGATCCCATAACCGCTATCTCCATAAGAGATAGTAGATCTTCAAAAGTGATGACGTTTGGATTTAACTACGTCAATAATAGAGTCAAATATACTGGTAACAGAATAGAAGGATTAACGTATGTTCATTGTGAATCGGAAGAAGAACTTTTGAGAAGGTTTCTGAAATTTTTACATTACGAAGATGGTAAAAATGCACCAGACGTTTATAGCGGCTGGAATATTTGGGCTTTCGATTTACCTTACATAATCAATAGAACAAAGAATATTTGGGGAGATCAAGAAGGAGCGGAGATGTACAGTCTCATGTCTCCTATAAAGAAGGTCAGTATTTGGAAGCAAAAACTTTCCAATGATATTAACATTGACATGGGAGGAGTTACTATTCTGGATTACTACAATGTGTATCGCTGGTATGGAAAGAAGCTTGAGAGATACACACTTGAGTATGTCTGCCAAAAAGAACTAGGCAAGGGAAAACTTGACTGGTCAGAATATAAGAACCTAAATGAGTTAATGGAGAATGACTGGAATACCTACATTGAATACAATGCCATTGATACCATACGTGTGCATGACTTGGAAAACAAGCTAGGGTATATCCGAATGATCCAAGCTTTAAGTCTTCTTTGCAAAGCTCCTATGAAATTCTACAACGCTCAAACCCAGTTGATTGACGGTTTGATGTTAACTCACTACAGGAGAAATAATCTTTGTGCTCCTCATTTCTATGGAGGAAATCAGGAACCATTTCAAGCGGCACATGTTAAAGATCCACACGTAGGATTGCACCAATGGGTAGTGGATGTTGATATCACAAGTAGCTATCCATCCCATATTATCACATTGAACATGTCTCTTGAAACCTTTGTTGGTAAAGTCTCTGGTATGCCTGAATATCAGGTAGTCAAAAATGTTGCCAGAAGAGAATTCGGTGAATTTAAAATGTTGAAAGAAGAAAAAGGAGAATGGAAAGTTGTAAAAGTTGACAAATTTAAATTGGAAAAATTTAACACCGCTCTGAAAAGAGGACTATTGGCTATTGCACCTAACGGAGCTATATTCTCCACTACTAAAGAAGGAGTTGTGGCACAAGTCGAGAAGAATGTGTTCTTTAAACGAAAAGAAGTAAAAGGCAAAAGAGATGAACATGGACACAAAGCAAATGAGACAGAAGGTAAAGAACAGCAAAGACACAAAGAGCGTGAAAGAGAACTTGACTCATTGCAAAGTGCTCTCAAAATTATGATGAACGCTTTCTTTGGTATTATGAGTGTTCCGTATTCCAGATACTTTAATGTTCATATTGCTTCTGCTATTACCGCTGGAGGAAGACACACCATCAAACAGGGAGAAGTATTTTGTAATGAGCTTCTAAATGATCCAAACGAAGATCTTATAGAGATCTTGAAGGACTTGGGATTTATTGGTGCTCCTCCAGTTCTAGATAAGGATTACGTAAAGTACATTGATACTGATTCTCTATTTGTTGGATTGGGAGAATGGATTAAAGATTATGGACTAGGTGATGCATGGAGTAATTTTGATAGAGAAGAAAAAATAATGTGGATTAAGAAAATCTCTAGCATCATTGAAAAGTACATTGACGATAGGATCTTCAATGAAGTCCAGTTGAGAGATTACAATTCTCAAGTACATGATTTTAAGATAGGATTCAAACAAGAGATTATCGCTCAATCCGCTCTATTCGTGAAGAAGAAGAAATACTCTTACTATCTTGTAGATAAAGAAGGAGTACCAAAGGATGAGCTAAAGACTACAGGATTAGAGATTGTTAGAAGCGATAGCTCAGAAGCCATTAGACCACGTTTGAAAAAAGTAATGGAGATGATTGTTAAACAGGAACCAGATAAAAACATAACCGCTACCATCCGTAAGTATCGCAAGGAACTAAGGGAGATGTCTCCAGAGGAGCTAGCCGCAAACGTAGGAATAAACAATATCCGCAAGTACATTAAACCAGCCGATGGACATCCTCATGGAAGACCAGTAAAGGGAACTCCTTGGCATGTCAAGGGAGTCTACAATTACAGGACTCTTTTAGATCATTTGGATATCAAGGATAAGTATGAGGACATTCAAGAAGGTCTAAAAGCAAAGGTTATCTATGTCAAGAAGAATCCGTTTGAAGTTGACACCATAACATTTCAAGAATGGCCCATTGAGTTTAATGACGTGCTCCAGTATGATCACGAAACCATGATTGAAAAATTTTTCGTCAACAAAATAAGGACGCTTCTTGAGCCGCTAGGCAAGGAGCATATCATTGACCATGACGAAGAAAAATTGAAGGTTTTTTTCTAATAGATTTCTAATAGATTTCTAATAGACGCTAATAGAAGGTGACGCAAATTGTTGTCAAAGTGACAATTTTTGTCACCTTTTTTTATGGTATATCTCCGTAAGTATCTGATTTTATTACAAGTGGGTGTTTGGCACGAAACTTGCTTATATAATAGATTAGAATAAATAAATTAATTCTAAAAAAAGCTTGACAATGTACCTTATATAAGATAGAATGAAATTAGAAACGATGGAAAAAAACCAAAACCACAAACCATTAAATAGGAGAAAAAAAATGAGTAACAAAGTCTACGAAATTGTAACTCAGAGAATCCTTGAAAGTCTTGAAAATGGTGAGATTCCCTGGCATAAACCTTGGAAAGCCGCATGGAATGTACGTATGCCGCATAACCTTGTTTCAAAAAAAGCCTACAGAGGAATCAACGTGTTCTTGCTGGCTTTCGCTCCGTTTGATTCACCTTACTGGTTGACCTTCAACCAATGCCGTAAGCTTGGTGGCAAAGTCAAGAAGGGTGAAAAATCCAGACTGGTTGTTTTCTGGAAAGTCTATGATAAAGAGGTAGAGACAGATGACGGTAGCGAAATGCAGAAACGCTTTGTGCTCCGCTACTACAATGTCTTCAATACGGAGCAATGTGAAGACTTGGATCTTAGCAAGGTTCAAAACGATACTGACCAGATTGACTTCAATCCGATTGAGGAATGTGAAGAGATCGTAAACAACATGCCTAATCTACCGACCATCAGGCATCAGGGATCTTCCGCTTATTATCGGAGAAGTGAAGATTTGGTTAACATGCCGCCTAAAAATTCTTTCGATTCAGAAGAGAATTACTACAATACCAAGTTTCACGAATTGGCTCATTCTACGCAACATGAAAGCCGCTTGAATCGTCCAGATGAAGAGGATCATGCTTACAGCAAGGAAGAGCTTGTAGCCGAAATGACAGCCGCTATGCTTTGTGGAATGGCAGGAATCGAAACTAAAGTAATTGATAACTCTGCCGCTTACATTCAGCATTGGAGCAAGGCTTTCAAAGACAATGTAAAGCTGGTTGTGGAAGCCGCTCAAAAAGCGCAAAAAGCCGCTGACTACATTCTTAACAAAAACGAAAACAATAGCTAGAGGATGGGGAACAAGAAATCCATTTGGGAGAGATTCAGGGAACAAGAAATCTGAATCTCTCCCCCTCTACGAAAGGAAATAAAATGAATTGCAAACATGAACATAAAAAAGACTTCTCCTGCTACTCATTCGGTGAACAGAAAAGAATTGAGCATGAATATTGTCCAGATTGCAAAGGACATTTTTTCAAGGGTGTCTTCTGGTCAAAAGAAGAGTGGGAGAAATGGATTAACGATGATCCTACCTTCGATACTGGAAGTCAAGACAAGGGATTCAATAACGTCAAGACTTTAGGAGAAGCCAAAGAGATCTTCGCTAAACACACCGCTCCGTATGTAGACATTGTACAGAATCGTTTCACCAAACAACGGAGATGGGGTCAGGAAGGTTATGACTTGGGCATCCATCAGTACTTCATTGACAAGGACGGAGATGAGCTTGGTTACTACACTCCGATAATGCAAACCGTAATGATCTTTGCTGTTCCAAGGAAAGTAGGAATCAAGCAGGATCTAATCTCTGTGAGGTAAAAAATGTTTCAGGAGAAGAAAGAATTATAATGGACATTGGATCTAAAAAAGGATATCCCTCAAGTGCTTTGTCAAACTTCTCTCCTCATCCTTTTGTCTTCGATGGGATTGAATGTGCAAGCATGGAAGGTTTACTACAAGCGTTTAAATTCAAAGATGCAAACGTACAGGTAGAAGTCTGCAAGCTGGTAGGTCTGAAAGCCAAGTACAGAGGGAAGAAGCGAAACAAGGCATGGAAGCGAGTACAGACTCTATGGTGGATGCACAAGGAATACAAAAGGGATAGTGACGAATACCAAAAGCTTCTTGACAGGGCTTATGATGCGCTTGCTACCAATACTAAATTTCAAAAGGCTTTACTGGCTTCTGGCAATGCAGTTTTAAAACATACAATCGGTTCAAGTGATCCATCTAATACGGTTTTGACTAGACAAGAGTTTTGCTCACGTCTAACTAAAATAAGAGAAAGGCTGGAAAAATGACTCTAACATTGGTTATAATTCTTACTACTGTATTGGTTGAATGTGCCATTGTTAAGTATGGCATGAAATATGGATTTGCTTCTTACAAACGGAAGGTAAAAACTAAAAAATGAGGGAGAGTGCTTCGTCTTCACTCTCCCTCTGCTCCTCTCATGGAAGGGGCTTCCTCTTTACCACACTTCCATGCTTCCTCAATACTATTTATATTTTTTTATCGGTTATTTACATTTTTCTTAAAAGTTTTTCTATTTCCATCTTTGCATCATACTGATTTGGGAATTGTCTCATCTTAGATTTTTTAACTCTCTTGTTTCCTTTCCATATTTCATAATCCCATCCGTAGTCATTTCCTCTAAGCTCAACTTTATGTCCTTTATGTGTAACTGTTTGACCACCTAGCATTGGTTTCCATTGAAAATTACTACCTTCATTCGTCATTGTCTTCATAAATTTTTCAAAACCTTTATTTTTTTTTAGAAATAACCAAGACATTTTTCTAGCCGCATAATCAGCTTTTACTCCAGCTAGTCTTTGCTTTGAACTTGTAGGAGTAAAATATCTAGATGGATCTATTTTCCTGTTAGCGTTATTTTTGATTACTTTTTGGATTTCTCCTGTACCTTCATCATAGATAAGCCAATCATTAGGCCCGATTTTTTCATAGTCAATTGTAGGTATCTTTGCTTCTCCAATATATTTGTCTATTAAATCCATTTTCATTCTCCTAAAAACTGAAACTACGTTTTTTGATTAATCCTCCCTTTTCGGCATCCTTCTTTAAATTCTTTACAGCCGTATGAAGCCTACCAGCTATTCGCTTTTGAATGTCCAGCGTTTTTAGAGCATTGTCATAGTCTCCCTGTTCTAAACGGTCATGTGCAAACTTCATGGAGTCAAACCATATAGTCATTTCTCTAAGAACAAGGTTCTTATTATAGTCAGCGTAGTTTTCCTCATTTAAATATTTGTCTGTTAAATCCATTTTATTCTCCCTCTGACATAGATTTCATCATAGCTCTATCTTCTATGTCCTGCATTTTCTGTTTGTCTTGCAACTCTTTTAATCTTGGCAGATCCGCAACGCCAAATTTATTATTTATCTTCTTTACTTCCTCATCCGATAATATTCTAACTACTTTCATTGCACCACTAATCAACCATGATCCTGTCATATTAGGATTTGTCTTGTATTTATAATGTCCACCTTTAGGTATCGTATCTGTGATATGTGCTGTTCTAGCAATGACCTTTCCTTTCTTAGTTTTCTTAGCTCTTTTCATTGCTTCTGCTTGCCAGTTTACATCGTCTGGTACTAGTACTTCTGCCCAAACTTGATCATCAGGTCTATAGTCTGGTGCTTTCAATTTATTATCAGATTTACCACCAATATGTGTAGCTATAGGCATATTGCCTGAGTGCCATCCAGGTCTAAAAGCAAGTTTACCTATTTTTGATTTTACTTTTCCATCTGGTGTCAGATGTCCAACGTCTGCTTCAACCCATACACCTACAGGTATTTTCTCTTTTGCTTTGACAAACAACGGAAACAGGCTTCCTCCTTTTTTCACGAAAAGTTTATATGCCTTGACTGTTTTCTTAGGAACCATATCTAGTTTTTCAACTTCGCATATTTCCTTAAAATGATTATCGTCATATTCTGTAGTAGTTAAATATTCTTTTAGTCTCATGTCTTTAATTTAACCTTTTTAGTCTTTTTCTTGGTTTTCTTCTATAGTACCAAATATCTCCAAATCCTCCGAAACATCTGACAGGGATAAACTCTCTAGACAACGGAGCACTAGGATCTACGCTTGGATATATGTTTGCTTTAACGGGATTATAGAGATAACGCAACTTTCCTCCGCAATGATCACATGGATGGTGCATCATTAAGTAGTGTTCAAATTTCCTCTTACACTTATTGCATTGGAATTCGTACATCTCATGTTTACCTTCTCCTACAGTTTATGTGAGAAATACAAATCTTCTAGCAAAGGAACAATGGTGTTCATTGCTATTCGGTCTTTGGGATTTACCTTATCATCCACAAACCCTGTTTTAATCAGAGCTTTCATAATTTCTTGTGCTGTATGGTTAATCTTTTGACTAGGCTTCATTGCTTCTACCATAGTCTCATATGCTTCTAATATTTTATCCATTTCATTTCCCCTCTATCATTTTCTGTACCGCTACAGATATTTCGCCTTGTCTATCCATTGATAGGTTTTTAAATTCAGGTATCTTTTCTAAAGCTTTATAGATCTTATCTACAAGCTTGGCTTCATTCAGTTTGTTATCTATTTTTTTTAAGATGCTCATATTTTTTTCCCTTATGTAATCCACATGTATTGTATGTAAAATTGTTTTCTTTTATTTTATACTTAACAGGTCTTCCACATGGTTCTCCTTTACGTTTACCTCTCATAAGAATAACACTACAATACTTATCCCAAAATTTTTTCATGCACTTTCTCTTTATTTTATTTAACTTTATTATACAAAGGAATATTATTAACTTTTATCCACTCCATATAGAGTTTTATTTCATCTTTTGGAATTAACCTTATTAAACTTGGTTCGACCTCTAACATATATGTAATCTCTTTGAATGTTGATCTTGTATGATATGTTAAATCACTTCCTCCAAATCCTAATGACATTAATGCTGGATCTTCTTCTGTAAATCTCTTTTTATTTTTTTTCAATCCATGTATTGCCTTTTTAAGATCTCTTTCTAATCTTTTTGGATCTTCTCTCCAAACATCTTCCAAAGTTTTTTCGTCTAATGCTTCTCTCATCTTTTTATTTTTTCTTTTCTTCTTTCCATTGGTGTCTCTATGGAATACATAACACCGTTTGCCAGTAACAGGATCTTCCTGCTCCTTCATAGCTTTCTCAAACGGAGTCATTAGTTTAAATTCGTATTCTTCTTTTTTCTGGAACTGCGGAGGTACTTTCTTTTTCTTCTTCTTATCCTTTCCCTCCTCATCTTCCTCTGGTGGTGGTTCCTCATCTTTTGGTTTCTCCTCTGGTGGTGGCTCTTCTTCTTCTGGTGGAGGATTCTGTACATCAGGATCATCGTCCTGCCGCTGTTCGGGTGGGATAT